CCCTGCACCAGATTGGTCAGTAATACTCCAAGTACCTTCCTCATAATCATCCAGATAGTTAGCACTACCCGTACCGCCGAGATATACGCCGCCTGATAGGTAGAGGTCTTTCCAACGACCAGTTGTATACCCCAAATCTCCGCCACCATCGGACATATTTCCAGATGAATCCGTTGGGTGTAACGCTAAAACTGTAGTTTCCCCGAGTCTAAAACCATGTGCTCCGTTTGAGAAATACGCTCTACCACCATTAGCACCAATACTACCTACCGTAGTGTTGTCTTTGCGGAATTGAACAATGGCACCGTCAGATGTTCTACGGTTAAACAATCCTGCGTAATCGCCATCACGGGTAAAATAGCTACCAATAGTTGGAGATAAAGTTACACCGTCAGATGCGCTCCCAGTGCTAGTCTTACCCACCAACAGATTACCACTGCTGTCGATACGCATACGTTCTGTAAGTGAATTGCTAGATTCAGTACTAAATGTTAAAGCAGAATTTCCAGCCCCAGTATGGAATCCAGCAATTACAGCATCAGCCGTAGCACCAGAAGTTCCAGTAACAGAAAAACCTAATGATGCAAATTGACCATTTGCTGTTGTGCTGTAATTACTAATTTTAATAGCATTATCATTTTGTGCATTTGTGATGGTTGTCGCAGATGAGTCTTTAGCAACCTGTAATGGATTTGCTGGACTACTCGTACCAATACCCAAAGACTCAGCACTCGCATCCCAGAAGAACTTAGCGGTTGTGCCTGTATCTTCGTAGAAGGAGATGTCGCCTGACTCACTTGCAGTAATAAGATTCGCTGTTTGACCATTGCGTGATACTTGAAAAACAGTAGCGGTTTGGTTGTTATCCAAATCAATATCTATATAACAGTGGGTAGTGCTTTGTATTAATCTTGAATCTCCAAGCGTTACATCACCATCAACAGTCAACCCATCAGCAGTAACAGTACCCGTTACGTCAATGCCTGTTGAGGTTGTGGCGAGTTTTTGTAGACCGTTATGGTACAACTCAACTGCACCATCGTTAAACGCTCGCATCATATTTTGCGAGTTTGCAGTATCTCGCAAATTAAAATCATCTATTAATAATCTAAGACTACCAGTACCCGCATCCTTGATGTAACTATGGTCACCATCGTGATAAATCTGTAGGTCACTATCCGTACCAAAGATGGCTTTGTCGTTGTCGCCGAAGTTTACGTCTGCGGTAACAGTCGCACCGCCGTCTTTCAGGACTACCCCATCGATGGTTACACCAGAAGTAGCGGTTTTTTCGTTAATAGTGTCAGTGATTACCTGACCTGAAAATGTAGCGTTACCGGTTAATGTAGACGTACCTGTTACAGCCAGAGTGCCCGCGATAGAGGTATTACCTGATGCTGCGGTTACGTTGAACTTGTTTGTATTTACTGCAACATCGCCAGTTACACCTAACGTACCGCCTAACGAAGTGTTACCACCTGCGGTTAGTGTCTGTGAGATATAGACGTGACGTGGGCGAGTAGCGCCAGATTTACCGATGTCATACGTATCATCAGTAAAAATCATATCTGACGTAATAGTGCCAGTAATTGTCAGCGTATCGGTAACATCATCACCAATAACTGTATTGCCAGAAATAGACAAATCAGTCGCTGAAATAGAGCCGGTCATGGTTGGCGAAGAAATAGTTGGCGACGTAAACGTCTTGTTTGTAAACGTTTCGGTTCCGTCTAATGTAGCCAGAGTGCCTGTAGTCGGCAGGGTTACATTAGTTGCGCCAGTCGCTGTTAAGGTTAACGAATACGCGCCAGAAGTAGTAAATGCCGCAGCGGTAGTTACCGCGCCACCAAATGTTACGGTATAGCCGTTGTACTTGAGTGTGTTGATGTTTGTAACGACTTCTTCAACATTAGTCCCATCACAGAACACAATCATTGTTGTGCCATTAGGAATATCTACGCCAGTACCTGCGGCAGTAGTAATAGTAACTTGTTGTCCTGAGCCGTTCTTACAAACGTAAATCTTAGAAGTAGATGGGCAAGTAACAGTGGCTGCACCGGTAAGCGCCGCGCCTGTATCTGTAAACTCAAGCATTGCTGCGCGAGCTTCAGCGGTTGTGCCGTCAGCCTCACTCAGCGTATGTGCATTAGTAGTCCATGAGTTAATTACCGAACGACCCGCAATAGCTTCTTCAAGCATCGAGGTAATGTTGTCGTTAACGACGTCACCCCAAGTACCTGATAGTTCGCCCTGCACAGGCAAAGCAAGTTTTAGAATAGGTGTATATTGTGTTGTCATCTATCTAACCTCATGCGGCGATGTCGTTCCAGTCTGGAGTCTGGCTAGTGTCGTCGGGACTCCAATTAGGTGTTTGTGTATCCGTGTCTGGCTGCCAATTTGAAGTCTGGCTAGTGTCGTCAGGACTCCAATTAGGTGTTTGTGTATCCGTGTCTGGTTGCCAGTTTGGAGTTTGCGAGTCATCTATTTGCCCCCAAACATTAACCACTCCGGCGGTTCCAATAGCCGCTACGCCTGTAGGTAGAACGTCAGCATTTGCTTTTGTTACTACTGATTTAACGTATCCTGTGCCATGAACTCCAGTTACTTTCTCTACTATACCAAAGGCTACAAAAACGGTGCCTATTGCGCCAGTACTTTCTAGCCCTGATGTAGTTAAATTTGCATCACCAGATACAGAAACCTGACCTGCTGAGTTAGTGGATGATACCCCAGAAGGGTAAATATTAGCTTCTGCAACTATTGATACAGTGCCAATATTGCTTGTAATTGCTAGCCCTGAAGGACTTACAGTGGCTTTAGCCTCGACAGATACATCTCCGTCGCTGACCGTACCTTCTACGCCTGTAGGGTAGACATTAGCTTTAGCCTCAACGCCTACTGTTCCTGTCTGTCCAGTCGCTTCTACGCCAGTTGGGAACGTATTAGCTTGCGCGACTACCGCTACACTACCAATTCCGCCTGTAGCTGCCAGTCCACTAGAACTTACATTTGCATCAGCGGTAATACTGGTATTACCAACTTGTCCTGTAGCGTATATACCTGTTGGATATACATTAGCTTGCGCAACTACTGAAACCGTCCCAAGCCCAGATGTCGCTGCTAAACCAGACGGATAGACATTAGCTTCTGCAACTACAGATACGGTACCTACCGCGCCTGTAGCGTATGGTAATAAGACATCACTGCCCCAAGGTTCACTGCCCCATCCCCCGGCAGACCAACCCCTTAACGGAACAGTAATGTCAGTCATTACGCGATCCGTACGATAGCGTTAGATGCGTCTGCTGTTGGGAACTGAATAGTGAAATCACCCGCTGTAGAGGTCTTATCACCACCAAAATCCAATACGGCTACCGCAGGGTTTGTGCCACCGTTCGACAAATAAATCAACGCGCCACGAGCTGTCATAGTCGCTGTAGACCATGTGGTGTCGCTAAAATCTAGATACGCTGTAGTACCAGAGGTTGTTGGAGCCACAACAGTTAACGTGTTACCACCTGCTGTATAGCCAGTACCTGATACTTCGTTAGTAGCAGAATATGCAGTTGTGGACGCGTCTAATGATGCACTTGAAGTGTACAACGCGATTTTGAATGTTTGTGAGGTGTCTGAACTGAAATCCATCTCGCCATCGAGAAGGGCTTTCTTGAAAGACGTACACATAGCTTGAGTAATTGCCATTTTAATCTCCTAGTTACTGTACCGGTACGCGAGCTTGCCCAGACCTATAGGAGTCTTCGCGTAGTTTGCCGTCACCCAAATTCTTGAGTAGTTTAATAGCCTGTACGTACAGTTTTTCGTACACAGCTATCATATCCGCCTCGCCCTTCATAAAGCGAATAGCTTGGATTAGTGCGCCATTTAGCAGCGCGGAGTCAAATTCATCACCTAACCAAGTAGTACCGGCGGTGACAATAGACTCAGGATAATACCCATAGTGCATCTCCGTAGAATAAGCAGCATCAGGGGTAGGACCCAAAATAAGTGTGTCATCATCAAGATATGCGTAATGCTTAGGAAGTCCCTCAGAAGTAGGGTCTGGATACGCTTCGCGAATAAAATTGACGTCTTTGTTCAATAAGAAATGGTACTTACCATCTCCATCTACTACAGATAGTGAATAGGTCCACAAGAAATCTGTAGGTACAGTTAAGTATTTATTGCTTGCGCTTAACGAACCTGAAACGTTTTTACGTAACGCAGGAATTTGGACAGTGTTGTAGATAGTCTGCTCAGCTTGTTGAACAAACATAGCCAACTGATCTGCGGTAAATGAGCTTTCGCAAGTATCTTCGATATTAGCTGTCAGTTCGGCATAGTTCATTTATGTCACACTCACTGTTACTACCCCTATAAATCCTCTGCCAGAAACAGAAGTTACAGGTTGGATTTGCGCACGGCTCTGACCGTACTGTCCAAAATCAGGGCGAGGATCGCGCAATGCTTGTGGGTCATGCACTGGGAACTCACCAAGTCTTAATTGTGGATGGTCCTCATCCCAACATTCAGGACACGCTTTTATGTTTGTAACGCGTCCTTTGACTGTTGTTGTTTTAAGTTCACGTAACTTATACGTAAACCCGCATACATCGCATACGCCTTTTGCTTTTTTACCAGACGCAAAACGCTGCATCTCATAATCCCGCTATTCTTGGCGTAAAGTGCGCTGACGTTTTCTCACGGTCCTCACTAGCTGCCATGTCAAATTGCTCGTCATACACCTGTTTTAACAGTTGCACGCGAGGTAGCAATTCTGGGTCTTTCATCGCGATGTGATACGCTAATCCGGCTACCAAACAAGGTAGAAATCGGAAGTTCATATCCGCAGTTTCTGCGCCATTGCCTGCATCTTGGATACGACGCATACGCCAATATCTAAGCTGATAATCGTTAGAATCAGGTACAGGCCAAACATTAAATCTTGGGTTATCACGTAAACGCTCAATCCATATTTGAATAGGTCTACCTTGTGATAACTTGTTAGGGATACTTGAGTAAGTACTCACACTAATACGACTTATAGTGAGATCAGATTGCGTAGCCGCATCGCCATTGCCTGTACGAATAGCTTGCTCTAGCAGATCAATGGTATCCGCCGGTAAATCATACTGCGACGTACCTTGAGTCAGGTCCACATAACCTTCATCGACTGTCCACAGGTTAATACCGCGATTTTGCCACTCAATCGTTAACAAATTCATAGAGCGACGGGCAGTACGCAGATCGTAACCAGAACGCATTTCACGTCCGGCACGCTCCCATGCTTCTTCAGCGATTTCCGTGAAGTCCATGTTAAATGCTGTAGTGCCCGAAGTACTCATTTCTTCTTCCGCTTAGCAGGGCTGACTCGACGGGGTTTACCGGCGGGCTGCCCAAGTTTTTTCTTTTCGGCGATTTTCTTACGTTTCTCAGAAGCGCTCATTTCGCCGCTAGTTTTAGGGGTCTTACTCGACACTCTTTTAGTCGGGCGGCAGTACGGTGTACCGCGTTTTTCCCCTTCTTTACGTCCACAAGACTTACCGGTGCGCACATCCTTCCAGTCCTCTTTGAACCATCGTTTCAGTGCTGCGCCTTTTTTAGTCTTGCGAACAGCCATTACTTACCTGCCTTTTTCTTACGACATTTAGCAATAGCCCCCGACGCATAAGCTGACGGGAATACTTTGTATTGGCGTTTTACTTTATGGTAACAGTCGTCCTTAACTGAGCCGCCTTTACGGTATCTACGCATTAGCACATCTTACACTTGCGTACGCCTTTCTTAGCGCAACCTGCGCCGCGTACCATCTTGCCTTCTTTGTAGCCTTTTACTTTGCCACCACCCATCATACCTTTAGCTAGGCATTTGCCTGCTGCTTTGCAAGCTTTGGGGTTTTTACATCCTGCACAAGTTTTCATTTTGCCTTCCATCTGTTTAGGTAGATTAGCGCGGCTTATAGCCACTACTTAACACCAGAAAATTTAAGCCCGCGAGTAGCGCAACCGCCACCGCGACACAGACCACCTGCCTTCATTTTTTTCTTACCGTGAATCCTACCGCCGCATTTTTTCTTTACGACAGGCGTGGTCTCTTTAGGACCTAAAACTGCATCACAGTATTCTGGATCAGAATCGTAGTTCTTCTCGCACCAATTACGAGGACCTTTGTTGTAATCGTCAGCCATTATGCGTACACCACTGTTGCCGAAGTCACGTTAGACAGAGCACCGTAGGCGCTTGTCTGACAACGAATCGGAGTTGAAGAAAGATCGATATACCCAACTGATACCGCAGCAGGGGTAGCAAATTCCGCTAAAGATGTGCCGCCTGAGCCGCCGTCCTTAATGATGATGCTGCCTGCTGTAGCACTGGATACGAAATGGATGCCCATGATCCGTGCGGGACCACCAAACACTGCGCCACCAGTAGAAGTTAACGTGGTAGCTTTGCCGTCAGATGACATAGCCATGATTACTCTCCTTCAGATGGAGTTTCTTCTGCTTCAGCCTCTACGACTGGAGCTTCTTCAACCTTTTTGGTTGCTTTTTTAGTAGCCTTTTTTGGAGCCTGTGCGCCTTGCTCAGCTAATTTAGCAAGATGCGCTTTAGCAGCTTCAGTGATAGGCATTAGCTAAGCGCCGCGCCTGAACAAACAACCCAAGCAGTGCCATTAGACACAACTACTGCGGTCTCATTATCGCCTGCACCATTGTCGGTAACTACGCGAATCTGACCTACGTTGTCTGAAGATGCTGAAGGAAGTTCTGAAGTAAGACTTACTGGAAGATTGAAACCGTTGTCTGCAACGACAGGACCGGAAAAGCGAGTTTGAGCCATTATAGGTCTCCTTTTAAATGTTTGTACTTTAGCGCCAACCTACGTACCGAGCTGATGTCCGCGCCAACTTGCCTAGCTCGTTCAGCATAGGTCATATCGGGATTATTTATAATAAATTTTACCTTTTCAACAAATTTTGGGTCCGCATGATAGCGTGCCATCTGAGCATCCGATAAAGTCTTGCGGTACTCCTCACTTTTGTAATCAAACGTAGTAGCGTTTCTACGAAGTCGCATTTTAGCTTTAGCTTCTGCACTGTGAGTTTTTCCACGCATTGGTGCTTTAGCAAAGTCAGCTATATTGTATACGGTTGGCTCGTCGAACCACGCGTCCCCTTGCAGGAACGCCTCTTCCAAATGATCCAACTCGTTTAAATCATTACACTCTATTTCCACTGCCCCATAAAAGCTATTCTCTCCATACTTGTTAAACGAGTGTTGTAGATGTTCATTAGAGTGTTTGTTGTTACGTAGAAGGCGAAAGTGCTCTTTTATGCGCTTACGGCAGCGTTGCGACTGACCTACGTAGCACTGTCCAGTAACAGTATTCACTAGCTTATATATACCGCAGATTTCAATTTTATATGGCATTAACAACTCCTGTTTACCTAGTGTATGCCACATTTTAGAAAATAAAAAGGGGTCCCGAAGGACCCCTCTCAGCTAGTGCTTATGCACCCGGTGAACCGTATACGCCCAGTGGGTCAGATACGCCGAATGAATAACGCTCGCGAGCTTTATAGCGGCTGTTGCCAGTATCGAAATCAGCATCCATTGAGGTGCTCATTGGGGTACGGACAAAGTGCTTCAAGCCATTAGGAATGTCGGTCATCAAGAACCAAGCATTGGTGTCGGTCAAGTAATGGTTGACTGCGTAGCCACCCGGAATTGAACCGTTGTTCATCAATGCGTTGATGTCGTTGTCTGCGGTAGCCACACGACCCTCAGTTTCCAACAAGCGAGTAGCAACGAATTGCAACGCAGGTGGGATAATGAGTTTCTTAGGCTTAGCAGCGATCAACAGACCACGCTCGTCAGTCCACTGGCTGATAGCGATAACGGCAGCTTCCAAAGAAGTTTCGTTAAGGTCAGCAGCAACAGCAGGACGGTTAGAGTTAGTACCACCATTTACCAATGGGTGGTCGGTTGCGCACAATACTTTGCCGTCACCGTAGGTAGTACCTGAGAATGCGTTATTCAACACAGACGCAGCTTTAACCTGCTTGGTGTAAGCCATAGCACGAGCCAACGCTTTGGTGTAACGAGCAGACAAAGAGTCGTACAAGTTATCTTCAATCGCTTCTTCAGTGATTGAGAAACCCATTGCGATGGTTTCGTGAGTGTATCGAGCAGACCATGCTTCTTGCGCATTATCGTAAGAGATAGATGCACCTTCAGCTTTAACTGGCGCAGAACCAAAGCCTGAGAGCTTAGTTTCTTCTTCGAATGAACGATCAGAAGATTCTTGCTCAAAGATTTCTTTGTGCTCTTCACCATACTTTGCGTATTCCAAACCAAACAGTGCGTTAAGTCCGGGTAATAGCTCTTTTAAGAGCTGTGAACGTGAAATTGCCATGTTCCTTTACTCCTTATAGACCTGCGTCACTTGTGTAACGGTGGAAACTTGGATTGAATTTAACCAATACCGCACTAGTAGATTCATCAGCGTTGAGACCAACGATTTTGAATGGTTTAGCAGTAGTAGCCACTGTTGCGTCTAACTGAGAGCTAGAAACACCAGTTGAAGTTGAGCCAGTAGAAGTAGACTGGACTGCTGCAAAAGTAGTGTTAGTACCTACCATTGTTTGAGTAGCAGTATCATCCAATTCAGCTTGGAACAACACGTTAGGATCGTCTACAACATACGCAACGATAGAACCGCCATTAGCAGTACCAGATGGGTAGTATTGTGAGAATAGACGTTGACCTTCTGCGTTGGTGTATTCACAACCAACAAATACGCCCAAAGCACCTACGCCTGAACCACCCAAGTTATTAGTGGTAGCGTCTGCGCCTGAAGCGGTTGCCAAAGCAACGTAGCCATCAGCCCCGAGGATTACAACTTGACCGTAGAATAGGTTAGTTGCTTCGCCCGCAGGGTCAATCAGATAGTGTGTAACAGCGCCTGCATAAGGCTGACCGTCAGCACGCTTTACTGGTTTTAAACCGTAAGCAGCCATAAGATTTTCTCCGAAAGAAATTAATTACCGTTTCCGAAAGTAACCTTCGTAGTTCTATCGTTAAACAGAGGCATACGAGGGTCGTTTTCGCGCATTAAGTTGTTATCAACTGATTGCATTTGAGAGCTAGACTGTTGTGAGTAGTAGTCGTTACGCTCTTCAACCAGTTCTACCGGAGCTTTACAAAGCATCAAACCGCCAATAACAATGTTGTCTTTAAAACGTTCGTTTTCTACAGCAACCATTGTAATTTCTGGATGATCTGAAGCTTTTACAGGCTCCCAACCTTCACGTAGCTTGGAAGAAACATTCGTGGCATCAACTTGCCCTTGAGTACTTACCCGCACCCAATGGAAATCGTACCCCGGTTCAGGGTCTGGCGAAGGTAAAACCTCTGGACGCTGCCATGATTTCTTATGAACCGTTTGTTCGCGAGTTTCGTTGTCGCGTTTGATGCGATTTTCAGCCATTTTGTTTCCTCATATCTTTTGCAACCTGTTCGGCGTATTGTTCTGGAGTTAATCCTAGACGTTTGGCTAAAGCCATAGCTGTTGTAGATAACCTAATTTTCTTAGGTGCTGTGCTCCGCGTTGCGGGGGCTACAACATTATTTGACTTCTTCCGCGTTTTTGGCGCATCCAGACTATCCTCGAATTTTTCGGGAAATACTTGTCGCATACGAGCGTCAATGCGCTCGTAGTATTCATCCGTTTTAGGGTCGATACCCTCTTCGTTGACAAGCTTATTGTGCAACCCCATAGCAAAGCTTGTCATCTCAGTGTCTCTGTCGAACCAATGGTTGTTTTGTAGCCATGCGGCTGCCTTTGGGTCAACTGTACGCTGTGGGGTGATCTGTTGTTCCGGTTGTACATCCGAATAGTCGTCTTGTAAAGCCGGAATTTGAAAATTATCTAACTTATCAGCCTTAATCTTAATATTAGTTAGATTTTCTTGCGCTTCAAGCACTTTATCTGAGTCACCGGCATCATAAGCTTCTTTATATGCTCGTTTAGCCGCTTCTAAGTCAGCTAATGTACTTCTCTTAGCTTGCTCTAGTAAAGCTGTTTGATTTTTACTAACGTCACTCTTTAGTCGCTTGTTTTCGTCAACTAGTGATTGGGCAAGTTTTTCAAGCTCCTGACGTTCGCGCTCTGCTTTCTCTTTAGCACGTCGTTCGTCATGGTAACCCTTACTAAAATGCTGAATACGCTTACGAACTTTCTCAGAATAGTCTTCTAACTCTTCGTCAGTAACATCTTCTGGTGGGTCAGAAGGCTTACGATTACGATCTGCTTTGGGCGTATCGTCATAAACTTCTACTTCAGTTTCAGCTTCAGCTTCAATTTCTACTTCATCTTCAGCTTCAACTTCTTCCTGCTTTTTACCGCTGAGATCAATTTGCTCCGCACTGGAAGGCTCAACCTCAATTTCGTTATCTTCGTCAGGAAACTCAAATTCTACTTTTTGAAAAGGCATACGATTTCTCCTACACAGCCATAATTCCACGAGGGTCAGGGATAACAGCTTCAATAGAGTCGTCGTTCATTAAACGAAACTCTTTGCCGTTAACTGTAAAACGCGTGCCCGTATTCATACGAAACATCACGTAATCACCCGGTTTACACCAAGCGCCATCTGGGAATCGGTCTTTATCTTTGTAGGCATCTGCCCCCATATCTAACACAACACCCATAATAGACATGATGTACTCACGTTGCTTTACAGAATCAGTCTTAATCAGGGTAGTGCCTTGGTAAAACTCTTCGATTTCAGGTAAAGCGACCAAAATACGGTAGCCCGCAGGTTTAGGTAGCTGTGCTTCCCACTGCTCGTCTGAAATAGTCGGCTGTGGGATAGGTTGTGGTTTTAACTCATCAGGTAGTTCTAACTGAGGATTAGTCATCGTCATTTTCCATATAGTTACGCGAAAGGTCTTCGATATGTCGCTTACTGGATTCAAGACCTCGAATGAGTCCAGTGACTTCTCTGTACTCGGGATAATCTTTGGCAGACCCCCCAGATACATAGGTTTTTGCAGAGGCTATATCCTCGTTAATCTTTTCGATAAGCACGTCAAAGACGGTATTTGCCACATTTACTCCTTATTTTTGCCACTATTCATCGTTAATAATTTGGCTAATTCAAGGTCTATCTTGTTGCTATCGCGCCGACGATCTGCTGCGAGTCGCACACCTTCTTTCTGGGCATCTAGATCGAGTTCTTTCTCGTCTAACTTAAGTTTTTCCGCGTCAATAACTGCGCTAGCTTGCGCTTGACGTTTTTTCAGGTCTATTTCAGCCTGCTTAATCTGTGCATCTTGGGCATCTTTAGCCATCTTACGCTGCACTTCTTGCGCCTTGATCTGCAACTCTTGCTGCTGCATCTGAATCATAGGGTCTTGAGCTTGCTGTTGAGCTTGCTGTTGAGCGGCTTGTTGCTGCTTGCTTTGTGTTAGCTGCTGAGCAGCTTGAGCGACAACGCGAGACAACTCCACTTCGATTTCTTCTGGTAGTTCTTCGCCCGGAGGTGGTAGTGGCACTCCGAGTTTCTCTTCCATCTGTTTGCGATAGCTGAAGCCTAAGTGCTCCGCTATGTGTGCTTGCAACGACGCCATAATCTGTTGCGCTTGTGGGTTTTGACCAATCATCTGTGCGACTTGTGGGTCTTGCATAAACGACTGGTGCGCAGCGATGTGAGCATCGTGGTCTTGGTAGATAAACGCCTTCATAGGTTTGCCCATGAGTGCGTCCATATTCTCGCTGACCGGATCGGTCGGTTTTGCGTCGTCCTTTGTAGGGACAAGTTTATCGGCGTTTTTAACGCCTAACACCTCAATCATCTGACGATGTAACTGAGGTAGGTCGTATATCTGTGGTGCTTGCTGCGCCATCTGTAGTACAGCTTGATACTGCACAACGCGCTGCGCCATTGTCGATGAGTTCGGATCACTGACTGGGATAACGTCGACCATGATGTAGTCATCACGACGCGCCGAAATCTCACCTCTGACCGGCTGATACTCGTACTCTTCGGACGCATACTCCGACATGATACCTTTAAGCATCTTGAACTCTTGCTTCATGGCGTAGTGTACGCGGGCTTGTACCGCTGCCATCGGCTTGAGTGTGCGCTCTAACAGTGCCAGTGTAGTGCCTACTGGTGCATTAGCCGACATATCAGAGATATTCATATCTGATATAGCACCGAGGCGACGTCCTTCTTGAGTTACTTGGTTAAGTAACTGGAACAGCGTCTGGCTAGGCTCTTTATAGGGCAGCGGCATGATGTTGTCGCGGATGCTACCTGACGGCACATCGACGTCCTTCCACTCACCCGGCTCAATCGGCGTATCGTCACCTTTTATGCGTAGACCGCGTGACTTCAGACCACCCGGCAAGTTAGATAGCGTACCTGCGTCAATTAACTGACGAATCAGTGCCGTACCTGCGCGTGCGTAACCACCGATAATGTGGATCAAACCTAAGCCGTAGAAACCGAATCCCGGTACGTAAACATAGTGCACAAAGTGTTGGCGTTTAAGGCTTAGCTCATCTTCTTCGTTCCAGTTACGGCGGATCGCTAAGACCTCACCTGTACCCTTCTCGATAGTAACAACGTATGGCTTAGCAATGTCGTCTTCAGAGTCATCGATACCGTCGATAACTAAGTCGGCATGAATCTCGTAGATCGCATAGCGGTCATCATCGGTTAGCGTGTAGCCACCTTCTTCCGCTTTTTTCTCTTCGATGTCCGTGTGGTATGCGCGTGGCTCACCTAGCTCAATATCGCGGTAGAACCCTGCGACTTGTAGCTTACGAATCTCGTTTTTAGTCTTACGCATGATGTGCGTAACACGTTCTGCTGTTTCAATATGTGATGCACCATAAGGTACAATGACATCTTCAGCAGGGATATAAATCGCCGTTTGACGCCCAATATTAGGGTCAAAATAGACCTTTTTGAACGCAGAGCCTGCAAGACCTAG